GCGGCTATCTTCATAACACCAGGCAACCTATCACCCAACTGAAGCCTTAACTCCTCCATTGATAACCTACCCTTAGAGGCTATCTGCTCTAGCGCCTTTAGCGCACCAACTGATTCGGCAGAGGTTAAACCAAAAACCCTCATACCACCGACTAGCTGTTCAAATGACTTTCTAATCTCAGCAGTAGATAATCCAGCCCCCTTTGCCGCAACTGCATATTTTGCATAAGCATTGGCTGTGTCTAAAGTATTAACACCAAGCCTATTAGTCGCATCTCTTAAAAATTGTATCTCTTGTCTTGCCGCGCCAGCTGTTTTAAAAGCCGCTTCCATCGCAAGCTCCATGTTCTGAACTTTCTTAGCGGTGTTAAATGATTGCTTCCCTAGCTCAACAACAGCAAAGACACTAAAGGCATTAGCCGCAAAAGACTTCATCTCCCTAAATGAGTTTTTCATTTGCTTGGTGCTAGTTGCAACTGCCCTTTCGGTGTTTTTCATTTGGCGTTGCACCTTGTCAGTGTTACGCTTAAAATCACCAATCTTGGCTTCAAACTCTACTATTAATTTATCTCTAGTTGTCATTAGTTGGGTTTAACCTTATTTGTTGTGGAGCTTCTTTTGCAACTTGTAACAGTTCTTCCGTTGACATTAAAGGCTCTTTAACACCATTGTACTCTAAAAAACTATCGTGCAACACCCAAAAAATAGAAGGGTCTATTTCCCAAAACTCAGATATAGGTTGCTTAAACCCATGAACCCAAGCGCAGAGCAGAGGCTCTATATAGGATTTATCTAAATCATTATCCTTTATTTTTTTTTTGAACTGTCCTTGCGCTTAGAACCTACGAAAGCAATTTGAAGATATTGCGTGTAGACAGGGATTAACTCACCAACACCCTCTTGCAAGATATAACCTTCCACTTCTTCCCTAGTTAAGGAATCATCATCAATAGCGTTGAATATTACTGCAAGAACTGCATCAATAGGGGCATCACCGTCAAATACTCGCATTGCAAGCCTTGTTATTGATTGCCCCGTTTCTTTTTCAATGTTTACAAGTTGTTTAAACTTATGAGAAAGCTCATACTCCTTGTCATTAATTATTACATTCATTAGTTAATGCTTAATGTAGTTGTTATGAATGGGTTGTTATTAGCTCCACCACCTGCGCTTTCTAGTGTAAAGTTATATCTAACTGCATCTGCATCTGGCGCGCTTTCTTCAAAAGAAGTAACTTGATATTTAGAAATTAAATATTCAGTTGTTGCACCTGGTCTAGTAATAGCAAATCTTTGATGAGTTCCACCCATCATATCAGTATCAAGAACATTATTTAAAGCGGAGTCTGCTGTATTCGTAACACCAGAACAATTAACCGTCACCGCATAGTTAAATAAACCTTCTAGCAATTGTCTAACGCCTGCATCATCTTTTGTAGTGATATCAACTGTGTCGTTGTTCATTGTGTAAGATAGCTCAGTTGTTGCACCAACCAAGTTGTAAGTGTCTGCTGTGGTATCATCTTCTCTATATATTAGAAACGCTCTACCTTTTGAATTTGTAACTGCCATTTTAAATACCCTTTATTGTGTTATTACATCAAAACCAACTACGGCTTGCCAAATCTTTGGCTCGTTCTTAAATTTATCATATAATCCTGAATGTTGTAAGTGTAAAAATGCTCCCTCATCTAAAGAAATATTACTTTCTTGCCTGTCAAGGGCAATAACTACTTGCTCAATTATATTATCAGCCTCAGAAGGGCTTGATTCTTCACTAAAGGCATTAACTCTTAATTCCATGTTTAAGCCATTCTCATCTTTTGTTGCAAACTTACCTTGTGATGACATATCAACCCATATAAACGGATATGTTGGGTTATCAGGTACGTTGGTATATATTCTAGTAGAAACTAAATCAGTGACACCTGAAACAGCTTTTAACCTAGCTATTATCCCTTTTGTTGTTGCTCTTGGCGTAACTGACATAATGAATCTATATATTCGTTAATTTCTTTTCTTAATTGCTCGTCTGTTGTTTCTTTCGCCTCAACTAACCCTGTTAAATAAAACAACCTACTTATAATAGGGTCAAAGCAATTCTTTATATAATAATCCTTCCAAGTATAACCTTTTTTGCCAATATGCGTAACCTGTTTAGATATATCTTGGTCTATATGTATTTTGTATCCTTTCTCTAGTGCCTTTTGGCAAAAATAATAATCCTCACCCACTTCTCTTGCAAATTCCTTTCCAGTGGCTCTAAAATCATCATCATTAAGCATATCAATATCACCATCATCATTTCTATTTAAACTTAAAAAGAAATATGGAAAGCCTATATCCTTTGCCACCTGTATCTTGAAAAACATGCCACCTGTTCCAATATGGTCAACCTCACCAATGCCCGATGTAATTCCGCAAGTTGCAACTGTTTTGTTATCTTTCCTGGCTGTGAAGTTATCAGCCCCCCTAGACACAGCATTAACCCCTATTATATCCTTATCGCTTTCAATAAACTTAATTAAAGCATCATTAGGAAACATCATATCAACATCTAAAAACCAAACATGAGTGCAATCCATTTCTATTGCTGTTCTAGTAATCTCATTCCTGTTTTTAGTAATTAATGAGCCTTGCGTATTGCTAGTAAGCAACTGACATTCAATACCTTTTTGCTTGTAATATATATCTGTATAGTTAAGCAAATGACTAAAGTTCCATGCCATATCAGCCTCCCATACGCCATTACTAGGCAAGCCAATCATTATTTTATACTTCTTGTCACCCTTTGCATTAATACCTTCTGAATAACTCACTTACGAAACTCCTTTGCCATAAACTTTATTATAGCCTTTTTAGCCGCTTTGCCAATATCTCCTTTCCATTTATCAAATTGTGGCTTTAACCAAGGTCTACCACCCTGTGAAGGTGGCTTATACTCCAAAGGCTTCGCATGTGGTGCAGATGCTCCATAAATAAGCTTACCCTTTCTTAAATCACCATCTTCAATAAACAAAGAAGCTACTAGCTCACCTCTGTCTGTTTTTGGATATTCGCCTTGTGCAGATGCTTGATGTGTTTTATTACCCCTTTTATATAGCTTACCACTTCTGGCGCCCTGCGAAATAGCCTTTTTAGTGTCTGCATCTAATTTTAAAACTTCAGGATACATAGCTTTGCCAGCCTCAAATTGCGCTTGGCTTTTGAGCCTCTCTAGTTTTGCGATAAATTCTTTTGCACCTTTAAGCATATTCTGGAGCGTTTTGTCTAGCAAGTATCTCAATATAAGCTTTGCCATAGTTTTTAAAGTCTAAATCAAGTAACTTTATACCCTCAACCGAGAAAAACCTATTATCAAGCTTTATTCTATACCCTACTAAGCTTGCCGTATCTGCGTAATTGGAGTTATATCTAATTGTTATCTTATGCGTAACCTCGCTATTATGAGCCTCACTTACTGTGCGCTCAAATATCCCTAAAGGTTTAACCCAGGCCCATGCCGTAAAAGCATCACTCCATGTCGAAGCTTGCCCACCATAGTCATCAGTGGTGTTTGATTTGCTTTGCAAAGTAATCTTGTTTTTTGCCAAAGCCGCAAAGGATTTATCGTTGCATTTCATATTAGCCTATCCATAAGTCATCTAGTACCTTGTACGTACTAAGTAAAGCTTTGCACTCACAAGGAAAGTCACACATGCCACGAGTTTCATATAACTTGGCAGTGTAAATAATAATAGCTTGTCTTATAGGCTCTGGAACATCTGTTGCATTGTCACCGTATCCAGCAACATAAACAATCTTAGCGCCTTGAGCATCTCTTAAATCAGTTGGGAATGTTTCGCCTTCGTTAAGATATATTCTGCCACTTACAGTATCAACACTATAATTACTTGATGAATAAGTTGTTTCACTGTTATCAGTCCCAAAAGTACTCACTGAAGTAACGCTTTGCAAAGGAAGTTTTGGCAAGTCTATTTGCCTATCGTCACCATTTAATACATAACCCCTTGGCAAGTCATAAGTGCCACCATCTAAGGTTTCAACATAATCACTGTTAAACCTATCCAACCAGAAAGTGATTGTTTGAGTTATTAATGCCCTATCCAAGTAATTCTCTACATATTCCCTAGCCGCCTTTGCTAAATTGCCTATATATGTATCATCATCAGAGCCTTCTACCCTTAACACATCTTTTATTTCCGCTACTGTTACTGGCTCAGATGCTGGCTCTACTGTTACAATCGGGGTTTTTCTATTATATTTGTATTGCATGTTCATTCTCACATATAAAAAAGGGCTTACAGTACTAATTTACCATAAGCCCTATAATTTAACAAGTTACTATAACTTATGCAGTCGGAGCAACGTGTGGGTGACCTAGAACAGCAACCGCACCAACTGTTGCACCAGTTGTTGTTGAGGCTGAAACTATATCAACAGTCACATATCTTTCACTACCAATATAACCAACTTTAGATTCAGTTTGTGTAGTAGTAAGAGCCGCTAGTGCTTCAGTTCCTAGTAAGTCAGCATCAGCAACCGCTGTTGCACCGTTACCAGTAGATGAAGAACCTTCTTTAATTACAGGTGTATAAGTACCATCTGTAACAGCTCCTGCGAAAACAATTGTTACGCTCTCATAACCTTTTGTATCAATAGTGTTACCTGAAGTAGTGGTATCACTAGAAATAGCTTGAGGGTCAAGAGAGATATCAACCGCTATATTATTTTTTAAGTCTTTTGTAGCCATTTTAACTTCTCCTTAAAATTATTAATTATACAGTCAAGATTTTGAATGCATCAAAGTTAGTAACAGCACCACCCACACGTTTAGTAGTGTAGAAGCTTACATAAGGCTTGTTAGAATAAGGGTCACGTAAGATAGTTATACCAGCACGGTCAACTACTTTATAACCTCTTCTAAAGTCACCATAAGCAACAGCTTTGTTACCTGAGCTATTAGCTTCCATATCAGAACAGAATAGAACTGGTTGACCAAGTAAAGTCATAGTCATAGTTCCGTTACCTGCTTTGTCTGAAGGCTGGAATCCAATAAAGTGGAAATTATTAGCTGAGTTAATAGCCATAATATTACCAAAAGTTGCTCTTCTCATTAACCATGTTGCATTAGCTTGATAGTCTTCTTTAAGAGTTGACTGGAACTGAACAAAGTCAGAAGCAGTTAGAGTACCAGCAGAGGCAACGCCTATTTGCTCAACTTTACCATATTCATAAGTTCCTGTACCAGTTGTGATGGCACCTGGAGAACTCCAGTTATCATAAGAAAGGATACCTTTAGGCTTACCAACGCCATCACCAGATACAAAAGCTGTATTCTCAGTTCTACCGAACTTGTCAGAAAGCTTATCTCTTAACCAACCTTCTAAATCTAGAATAGAATCATTAAGTTGGTTTTGAGTAACCCTAGGGTCTGCGTCTAGGTTGTGAACAGGAATAGTTAATTCCTTAACTTGTGCTGTGTCAGTGTCAGAGCTTGCAGTTCTTTAGTTAACCCAAGTTGCTGTAACCTCATCATCATCAACAAGCATTTTAAGCTCATCAGAACCAATAGTTTCAACAGAAGCTACCTGTCTGATTGGAGAGCTATCAAATACACGTCTTGATATCTCGTTAGAAAAAGATGGTCTAACTAAGTAGCCACCATCAGGGTCAGAATCAGAAGACATAGCACGAACTTCAATTTCATGCCCCTTACCAACAACGGTACCGTTGTCGCCACTTCTTAAAAAGCCTTCAAACTTAGCGCGAGTTTCTTTTTCAACTTCTGAATCTCTTTGTTCATCAGTTAAAAAATCACCTCTGTTAATTTTAGCCTCTAGTTTCTGCCTAGCTTCTTCAGCCACCAGTAAGTCTTGAGTTATTTTCTCAATCTTACCATCTCTTTCAGCATCTGACTTTTTAGCCGCGTGCTGATATTGCTCGAAAATCTCACCAACTTTGTCAACAGAAGCTCTTAGCTCCATAACATCATTCGTGCCTTCATTTTCTTGCTCATTAGTATTATCTTTTGTCATAATTAAATACCTTTGATTTTGTTTATTAAGTTATTAAGAGAACCAATAACCTCGCTATAATCTACATCACGTTGACTTTGCTCAGTCTTTTCCTCACCTTTATCATCATCACGTTGATTAGATTCAGAATCTTCTTGCTCGTTAAAAGCATATTTAAAACCACCAGAAGCAAGCTTTTTCGCCTCGCTTCTTGAGTAACCTATTTCTATTAGCATGTGTTCAAAAGAGCGTATGTCCTGTGGCAACTCAGCCCTTACAGCCGCTATTTGTGCTTGCTTGTTAGCTGGAAAAGTAACCATTGATATTTCCATGATATCAACATCTGTAAACCTTCTTCTAATACCGCTATCATCATCGCTATCTTCCCATTTCCTAGGAACAAAGCCAAATGATATGCCTCTAATGTTCTTCTTCTTAGCCATTGAAAAAGCTTCCTTTCCATCTTGGATGTCGGTGTTTAATTCAGCTTTAAATCTAAGCCCCCTGTCATCTTCATATACTTCTACTATATTACCAACTGGTCTAGTTGAATCATGGTGAAGCAAGAATGCAGGGTTGCCATTTTCAGCCAATGACCTAACAAAAGCGCCCTTCTCAAAAGTAGTCTGGTATAAATCAACCACACCAAAAATAGAAGCGTAACCTTCTATAATACCTTCGTTTTCCTTATCTTGCCTTAACTCAAAGTTTAAGTCAAATGCTCTATGTTGCAAATCCATAAATTTACCTTAGTTTTTGTTGATTATAACCCAAAAGAAAAATATACGTAATGCACTTT